ATAAATTACGTCATTGAACATTGTAGTATTGTTTAAAACAATAACTTGTTCTTTTTGTACTAGATAAAAACTTGCATTATAAATTGTATTATTATCACGAGGAATATAGCTAACTGTATTACCTTGTCGTATGCTGTCAAGGTCCATAGGTTGCAAACTAGTTCCATCTACCTTAAAAATTTCATAAGGATTAAATGGATTGTTTATATCATCAACAACAGAAAGATTACAAGTAAATGTTAATTTATTTGCCGCTGGGCTTAGACTAATAACTGCATTGCCTGTTGAATTAATATCTGTTATTTTTTTATAATCGCCGGCAATAAAAATTGCACTTGTTGGTTGTAACTCTATAGCTTTGTAATATTCGCCATTATATTTTACTATTGTTCCTGCTGGAATTGATTTGTTAGGTGTCCAATCGATATATGAAGGAGCACCCGACCAATTTTGTGTGGTCCAGAACATAAATTCTTTTGCACTAGTTTCCCAATTAGAAACTGCACCTAGATTAGTATTAAACTCATCAAAGACAAATCCTTGATCTTTTAAATATTCACCATATCCAGTCAAGAAATCTACTACAGATTGTATAGTTGCTAGGACTGTGCCGTAAGGAATCGTAAGGACTGTTTGTCTATCCCATATATTTCTAAAACTTGCATTAACACCACCAGAGATTGGTAGACTAGATAGTTTTTGATATGACGATGCTGAAAACGTATCGCCTGATTGTGTATTTGCAAGTGTTTTATAGTAGATTCCGTTGTATAAAACAATCTGTCCTACACTATAAACTTGATTAGATGCCCATGTTACATAAGGACTACTAATACCACCAATGTTAATTGTGCCAGAGCTTTGTTGCCAAGGATAGTAACTAAAGAAAGGCTGAGTCAAACTGTAACCTTTAATTTCATATCCTGTATCAACTTTAGTAACAATTACTCCACTATAAGATATTTTTTGTATAGGATTTGAACTATTATAAACAATAGAAAAATCTTCAGGAGGCACAAATAAACTTCCAGTGGCTGCAGGATTTTTGCTATCTAATAATAAATTAAAATTGTCTTTAGTTGTAAACGAACCTAATCTGTAACTCAATTGTACATTTAAATTAGACAAGTTATATTGATATTGATTATAAAAACTTAAATTATCGTGAACAAGTTCATCTACAAGATAATTAATGATACCGCTAGTTTGTACTCTAGTTGTACTTGAATAAATGCTAGGTACTACTATACTTGCAGGACTAGTACGTAACATAGTACTAGTATTAACTAGTTGACCTGCAATATTTCTAATTACTCTAGAACGGTCCAGACTAACTCCAAATGTAGCCGCTGGTTTTAAAACCATAAATGTACTCAATACACTAAATGGGTAGTAACTGCTTTTGCGCCACGCGGCTTCTGCTGGGCTTACATCTCCAAAGACATAATTTAATTCAACATCTGCTGTAACCGTTCCTAATGCTGTGTTAGAAACTATCGGATTAACAACATTGCCAGATTCATCAACTGGCAAATGATCTAGTAAGAATGGTTTAGCATAGGATGCAGAATATTGTACAGGCTGTCCTGGAGCACGAATAGCGCCAAGACTAATATCTGTCCACATGACTAAATTATTACTTGTGTATGGTGCTGGGCCGTAGAGCTTGACCCACCAGCTTGGCTGTTCGCTGAACCCTAACATTTCCCATGGAAATAAATTAGGACGATCTGTGTCATACATCCAACGATAAATTCCTCTCCAGAATCCAGGAACGCTTAATCCGTTTGGAGCACTGTGACCTCTATAATTATAAGTGAAAGCATTAGATAAATCAAAAGCAAGAGGTTTTGTAAAATCTTCTCCTATTAAATTTATCCAGTTGTAAAATGACGGTGCTAGTGCTTGATTAAATTCGTCTAGTGAATAATCTGTAGTTCTTGAATATCCTGGAATCATACTAGTAATATCAAATATTGTAGGATCGTATGATACTTTTATATTATTATAAATTCTAGTTTCTAATTCTAAAATCAATGCATCTCTATAATCATTATGGGCTAGTGTCAGACTGCCGTCGTGCCCTTGGATCATTTTTGCAGGAGTTAAAAATGTGTTATCTGTAAAAATTTGCGGAGTATATTTTGGCCACAAGCCTAATTTTGTAGGAGTAGCAGGAATATAACATCCGTCTGTGCTATCATATTCAAATATTGTAATTGTTTGTCCGTTAGACAATGTTGATGTAATGTTTACATATCCATCAGTTGTAAATGTATAATCTCTGCCGTACAACAGTTGAGTTTGTCCAATATAAACACTTACCGCTTGATTTGATAATACTGTATTATCAAAAACATTAGTCAAAGGATATGTTGTAATTCTGTAGTCAACAACAGTATAGTTGCTGATTTTTTTAGCTCCAAATGGAACCATGTCGCTAAAATAATAAGGCGTTAGTTTAGATTTATTAACTGTTAATTTTTTTAAAATTAAATCTACTTGTGTAACTGGATCTGCATCAACGCCTAGTTTCTCTGCTATGGCCATAAAGTTACGTTTAAATTTGCCGTAATCATTTCTTGCTTTTTCTAAAGCCTTAATAATGTTATTATCTTCAGAAGTGATATGATATAAACTTAAACTTGCAGGACTGCTGTGTTGAACAAATTTAGTTCCATATGCTGTTATATTACCTAGATCTCTTAGATTGTTATCTCCTGGGAATATTCCAGAAAATGTTGACTGTAAATTATCAATGATGCTGTTAACGTGATCACTAACTTCACCCAAAGTAAAATATTGCATGTCAGCATTTAATGGATTATTTTGTAAATTGATAGGAATTTCGTAATAACCATTTTTGTTTATAGGCTGGCTTGCAAAAGATTTAATTGTTAAAACATCATCCTTAGTAATAGATGTATTAAGTTTAATGACTTTATAAGTTGAGGCATCAACAATGTTCCAATTAGATTTGTCTAATCTAATTCCGTTTACATATACTCTAACTTCTAAATCTACTAGATTAGTTTTATTGTCATAAATGTCTAATGGAAAATTATTAGTTAGGTTAGAATTTTTATAAATTCTAACAGCTGGTTGATAGCGTGTTGCTTGACTAGTTGACCAACCATTTACATATTGTATAACAGTTGCAGTATAATCTAACTTTTCTAAAAATCCTACATTACATTGTTGAGAAACTAATACGTTTGATTTTTTATAATTAAAAGAATCGGTCAATAAATTAAATTCAAATTTGATGTCGCCAACATTATTAATATTCTGATAAGCTAGGGGAAAACCCAATACCATATCATTAGATCCGGTACCAAGAGCATATGAAAATAATTTTGTACCAGCAAAAGTACTACCTGCATAACTTGAGAAACTAACTTTGTTGTTGTCTACTAGATCAAATAATGGGGCTTGATTAACAGAATTTTTCTGTTGGCCGTAGATCCATGTTGTTCCGTTGAACCAGAACATATAACCCTGGAAAGTTTTACCTTGTCGTACTAATACAGTATTGTTTAATACTGGAGTAGATACTGGTTCTAAATGTATTTGTGGAACACCAATACCGTTATTTTCAATATTAATAAAATGTACAGAGTATACATTATTTGCAATCAGCGGATCTTGATCGGCAGTAAAAATAATTTTCATACCTTCTGCTAATTGTACGCCGTCAACATTATAGCCTGGTTTGCCTTCGATAGTACTAAACGCATCGATCGTATAATTGTCTACAATATCTACGTCTGCTGTAGCATGATTACCAAAGTTAAATAAACGTAAATCTGCTTCAAATTCAATGATAGGACGTAGTGCTCTAGCAGTTTGATCTACATTTACAGTTGATCCATTAATTTTTGCACTAGCACTGATAACGTCAATATGGAACCAACGGTTGTAGCGACTCCAAGCATTGTGATCCTGGCTTCCTCTATTGATTACAATATAATCCTTGCTAGAGGCATAGGTACTTGCTTCATCAAATGGCAGTTGATCGAACGGAGTGTTATCAAATTCTACTGATTGTATTGTAGTAAAAGGTCCTATAACTTCTAATACAGAAGCTGGGATTAATTTAATTGCAGTTCCAACACCTTCAACATAGTATTCTCCGGTAGCATAAGACTCTGGTGTAACGTTTCCACCAAAAGAAATTTTCATGCCGTTACTGATTGGCGTGCCATTGAACGAATAAGTCTTTTTACCTAAGAAATCATTCTGGATATCAATCTGACTATTTTCGTCAATATTAAAAATTTGAAATAGGCCGCCTAAGTTAGGATCATTTTCACTAACATAATATAAAATATCAGGAGCATCTGCAGGCACAGTAAATGTAATAGTTCCTGAAGTAACTCCAAAATTATCAATAGATTTTGCTGTATCAATATAACGAGATTGTGTTCCAGTCTTTCTATCTGTCTTAATACTAAATGGTTCTCCTACACTTGTAATATTAAAATGATAAGTTTGACCTCTGTATAATTTTAACGTAGGATTTGATACTAGACCATTAGGAGTGAAAACATACTGTTTAGTTCCTAATGTTGAATTAATATCAACTGTGTATGTGCTGGTAACATTTAATGACTGACCAAAAATTCTAATTGTTTCTGGACCGTAAGGTAACCAGTAGTACTGTTGAAAATTTACAAATTTGTCCCAGTCAATGTGCGGATTCCAAGAATAAAATTCTTGTTTATTAATTCTTTCATGGTTGGCAGTGTTACCGCCAAAAACATTTAATTGATTAATATAATCAATATAATCTTTAAAGAATGTGGTATTGCCTTGTTTATCGTTAATTAACAAAGCAGGTTCTAATTGATAATTCTGTCTAACCTGGTTGGCAGCATTAACAAATACATCTGTACCTTTAGAAGATTTAGCATTTTCACGGCCAATATAACCAGTGACTTTTCTAGTAGTTCCTTTTTGAACTAGCTGGTCAATCGTAGACTGAATAAATTTTATATTATCAGGTGACTGATAAAATTTAGGAATTAAGTCTACTGCGGTTTGTGAAGTTGATCCGTTTGGATTAATATTATCAGACATTAGTTAGTTGATCCGTAAGCTGAACTGGTTAGTGCTTGGCTATTTAAAACGTTTGTGGTAACGCTTACATTGCCTAAACTGTTAATTGTGGTTGGAGTAATTGCAGTAACAATATCAATGTTATCCACCGTTGCTCCGCTGATGAACAATTCATCGGGGCCTGCTGTAATTTCAAACAACCCACCAAACGATAAAGTATTACCAGTTGGAACTATTACAAAATTTGTAATGTTTGGTGTTAGTTGGTTCATAATATATGTCGCCATTTCTGAGAAATAGAACGTATCGCCAAAATCAAAATTACCTAATTTAAAGAAATTATTAATTGCCGCAAGTATTTGTGTTTTAACATCATTGTGACTAATAACGACTGTAGGATTTATAATAACTTTAAATTGTGCTCTATACTGCGCATCGGCCGCGGCGCCAAATAAAACTTTATATTTTACAGGATGATAAATTATCTCATCGCTGATTGATTTTATTAAATTTAATTTAGGTGCAATACTATTATATAACTCGTTACTACTAGGAGGTAATGGTTCTGTGTTTGTAACTCCAGATAACCATTGTCTATAATCAGTATCATATGCAACAGTTAAAACAAATACATCAATAATATTACTTACACCTGGATCTATTCTACTTTGATCATCTGCGCTATGAGTGTATTGAAATTTTAATTTGTCTCTTCCAACAAATACTTTGTAGTCTAACGAAGGAACTAACGTACTTGTTGCAAGATTTAATTGTTGTACAGTATCAGAATCAACTAGATAAAAATATTGTCCGTCTTTATAGTTAGAATAGGAACCTATTGCATTTTGATTAGCTACAATGTTAACTATACCAGATGTATTATCTACATATTTGTAATCTTGCTGACCTTGTTCTACAGTATACAGCCCTAATACAACATAGCCTGGAACTGATGTATTAGAATTTAACACAATATTATTAAACGCATCTGGATCTTGAACAATGTTAGATCCGGTTTTATCGCCAAACGTAATAACAATTTTTTTAGTATCGATATAACCGTCCATACCAACAAATGTAGATACAATTTTAAATTCTTGATCAAATGTGAACGGATAAGTTGATCCTGGTTGTGTATTAATACTAAGAACTTTTACTTTATCGCTTACTACTTGATCGAGTGTAGTATCAAAAATACGTTGAGTTGAATCAAAATAGAAACGTAATTGCGCATCACTTTCAAATATGTATTGCAATTTACGAGTAGTTACTGTATAGGTAACAGTGTCTGTAACAAATAATAATAACCAACTAGAATCTAATTTTAAATTTGTTTGATCGCCTTGATGATTTAAACTAAAATTATCTGTAGGATCTAAATTTGACTGGAATATAATTTGCCAGCTTTGTGTCACTAGGTCGTATCTTAGGCCAAAAGGATTATTATTACTAACCAAATCGATCATAGTAGATACTACGCTAGGTGTAAATGCTGTATTCCATGCAGGAATAATTTGTGCAATTATTGCTTTTGAAGGAATAATATCATTTAATTTAATTGGACCAAGGCCAGTAGCTAATAATCCAGTACCGCTTGCAGTACCGTCGCCAGTAATTTGAACTACTTCTGTCCAGATATATGTACTAGTATTAGAAGTGCTAGGAGTTCCTGTCACTAGTTTATTATTATTGTTTCGATCAAAATAACTTCCGGCTGGTGCAGTAAATTTAACTAATGCTCCAACTGTTAAAAATTGTAAGTCAGTACTAGTGGTAGGACCAACAACGTATGGTTTACCATCTGCCGCGCCACCCGCATAACCAGTAGAATAATTATTATCAGATGTTTGATTAAACCATAATGTATTCAAACTAGCAGTATTAACACCATTAAATTTACTGTAATAGAAATTACGCAGATTAGGATCTTCTAATATGGTAGTTATAGAATTATAAATTATATTTTCTATTTGTGTTCTACTAGCATAAGTGAAAGTAAAAGTTGTTGTAAAATCTTCTTGATAAATTATACCGTCATCAGCAAATAAATTTGTACTACTATATTTGCCAGTTGGATCAACTAGATCAAAATATCTACTAATACCGCTACTTGAACGATTTACAGCTTTTACTTTAGCAACTTCTTGTGTTACGGCCAAAGGACTTATATTGTAATCTTCACCAGTTATCATACGATTCTGTGTATAATAAGATGCTGGCGCATTTGCTTTAACTGTATCATTAGTTTCAGATGCAGTTGCATTAGCAACACTACTTTGTAGTGCTAGTGTGATAGATAAAGTTTCAGCTTGATTAGACTGACTAATATAAGGAATACTTAATGTTACGCCTCTAATATCTTGAGGATTAATTGTATAACTTTGTCCGTTACTAATTCTATAATAGACTCTAAAAGAACCTAAAGGCAATGTACCAAATGTACCGTCACTAAAGTTTATACTAATTTGATCACTAGCTTTTGTTGTAACACTATAGATATTTTTTATCGACTTGTTAAGACTATTATAGATAACATTATTACCAGTCAATGTTGGAACTTGTGTCCACAAAGTTGATTCAAGACCTTTAGTGTCTAATTGATACAACCATACATCAGTATTATTAATATTTGTACTGGCAAAATCTACACTTTGATTTGTAGTAGGTTGTGTGATTGTAAAAGTACCTTGGTTTAATGTACCTTGAGTAAAATTAAAAAAGAATCCAGTATTAGCACTACCATTACCTTGTCCATCGCTTTGATAAACACATGCCATGCTGTTTGCAATCTTAGGAGCTTCTTCGTAGATATAAGATTCTCCACTAAACGTTGTACTAGTAACTTCAAAATCCATGCTAGTTCCGTTGACAGTTTTACTAAATGTATAAGCTGGAACATTATTGTTATTAGCATTAAATCTATATTGTTCTGTTTGAATTCCGTTAATTGTTGCACTATCGCTAGGATTGCCAAACTGTTGAGTACTATTAAAAGCGGCATTTAGTACTGCAATAAACTGATCGTGCCAGTTACTATTTGTAGTATCATTCCAAGTTATAACTTGATTAGACAAGTTCTTACCGTTACTATCAATAACAGTTTCAGTAGTTGAAATATTAGTAAACTTTAATAATCCTTTACCAGCAATATTACGCTTGGCATTATATCCTAGCATACGAGCTAGTCGTAATACACTGTCTCTGCGATCTGCTAATTCTAAAAAGTTTTCACGAGCATTTAAATCAACGCGGAAAGCTATGCTTTGACCTACATAAGCAATGAGGTCGATAAGGGCCAAATACTCACTTGACTCAATATAATCGTTGAAATCTTCTGGGAAATTCTGACGAATATAGTCAATCATTGTACGACGTAGATTTTCAAAGTCGTAACTTTGGAAGTCTGCGTTGCGGAAAGACTGGTAAACCTTAGTCCAATCTTGGTTAATTAACAGTCTATTTTGTCTATCTGTTGCGCTCATGATTTATCCTATTATTCATATTTATTACTTTTTATTATGTACGCATTTAATTCAGCGGAAGCGCATTAGATGTAATATGGTTGTCTTGGTCAAATTTTAACTGCATACTTTGACTTATATTATAGGGCAAAAATGTAAGTGTACATTCTATTTGTATGCCGCTTTCGTAGGTAGTTACTATAACGTTTTTAGCAACTAAACGAGGATCACTATTGATAATTTCGTTAACGTTTGCTACAATATTGTTTTTAAGATCCTCAGTCATAGGCTCAAACAGATTATCCCAGATAATAGTTCCCCATTCTGGATTCATTAATCTTTCGCCTTTACGGATATGAAAGTAGTTTAATAAATCTTGTTTGATCAATTCAAAATCATAAAGTGTAAAATTTTCACTAGTAGTGTTAATTGAGCTAAAACCTCTATAGGCCTTTGGCAATGGAGTTTGAGTTTTTTTACTAGCAGGAATTACAATTTTATCGTAAAGTGTTGTATTTTTAGCCATTATGATCTTCCTTGTCTAAATGTATCGCTTGGTGCAGTATAGTTTTCATAAAAATCTGGTGTTTTAAATGCAACCGTTATTGAATTAACTATGTCAGTATTAGTTGGTATAAACTGTTGAGGATCAAGATTTTCATGATGCTCCCAAGGTTCAACAGTTGGAATTCTACGTAGTATAGATGTTCTTTTTGCGCCAGTGGCGTTTCTATCAGGCAACATATTTGTAGCTAATGTAGTTGCAGAAGATGCAGAAGAAGCTGTAACAGATGTACTGTTCATGTAAATTTTGCCGGCGGCATTTTCTGCATGATGGCCAGCACTCTTAATATCGGTGTTGCCTTTTGCTGTTAGAACATTATTACCAGTTGTGTTTACATTTAAATTGCCAGTAGTAGTAATGTATCCGTCCTTGCCAACGACTAGTTCAAGATTATCTAAAGTTTCTGCATGAAATTTTACAGATTTCATATTAATATTTCTACCAGCTTCAAAATTAATATCTCTATCTGCTGTGATGTTTAAATCATTTTCAGTGTGAATGCTAATACTGTCGGCAGAGTAGATATCAATTTTGCCGTTGCTGGTTAACTCTATCCATGCTGTGCCTCTAGCATTACCTATATAGATTAAATCTTCACTGTTGTGTAATAGTATCTGATGTCCAGTTCTTGTTCTTAAACGTATTAATTCGTTGTGAGGTATTGTTACATCACCTGTAGGAGGAGTATCTTTGACAAGTGGATTGTATATAGGAGGACTATTACTAGCTGGTGCGTTACGAATAAATTTTTCGTCACCGTCATCCATAACAAATGTGCTACCGCCTAACTTACTATGTGCCGCTTTTTTAAGACCTCCAGTACTGTCAGATGATCCTATTTCACCAACAGGACCTTTTTTATCTACTGGGCCTGGCGTACTAACACCCCACACTTTGCTAGGGCTTTCTCTTCTAGCACTACTTGTGGTAATTCCTCTGATGTCATCATTAATAAGACCTTGATTTTTTAAAGCATTAAAAATATAAGGATGTACTGGTTTAACTGCATTGCTGACCATGTCTCCAGCTTTAGTGTTTAATTTTGAATTGTATTCAGCAACAGGTACTCGTGCTGTGTTTAAATAATCTGTATTCAAATTAGTAGCGGCAATACCTGGAACCATAAAATTTTTGTAAGTATCAGGTACACATCCAAACCAGTAACCTTTATTGGCCATCCCTTCTACAAACATGACAATTACTTGTGTTCCAATGTCAGGTGTTGGAACCCACATGCCGTAGCTTTTTTGTGTGTCATCATAGGCAGATTTTCCATCTGCATTAAGTCCGAGATAGCCTGCACTTGTACTGCCAAAGAAAGGACTCATGTAACTGGCCCATGCTAGCTCACCTTCAACTGTTTTACCGCTTGAACCAACGTGCATAATTTGCACACGTATTTTTCCCATATACTGCGGGTCTACTGTTTGTATTACTTTGGCTAGATAAGGGCCAGGATGACCGTCTTGTAATTCGTGCGCAGGCTCGCGGCGATCAATAGGATTATTAAAGTTTGGTCTTGACATTAAGCTTCACCCCATCCGTTATTGCCTACGGGTTGGCCGGTAGCATCCACCGGAACAGCCGCTTGTGTTTTTGATGTGTTGTATACCACTTCACTAGTTTCGTAAGGATATATTGGCCTTTTATTAGCCCAAATAGTTTGATAAAATTCTCCGTTACGAAAAATATTATGAACTTCTTTAACTTTATACAAACCACTCCATTGTAGTAATGCCTTACTTCCGTTTAAATTATATAAACCTGTGGAAGAATTTATATCTGATGGTGTTTTAAATCTAACAATCATGTCAACTTCACCGTTATGGATATTAGCACTAAGGTCTGAGTTTACATTCATATTTTCTGTTTCTTTAGCCCTATAGTTTCCGGTACCGCTACTGGCCATCCAATACGGATCTCCAACAATATCCATTTGTAATTCTGCAATGTCTTTTCCGTACATCATTGCATCAAAGAAATATCTTGCGGCACGATGTTGTTCTGATTCTTCACCGGCACTTCCTTTTTTATCTGTATTAGATCTAGTTCCCATAAAGGACATCAAATAATCCCATCCTTTTGCAGGATTATTATTAGTGCTACCGCCTTGGAAAACGATATCGGTTCCTTTAGTATCCAACGCAGAATTTTGTTGGCCAGATAAAGTGCTGAGAGAACTACGATTATTATCTTGTGGTAAAATTGCTTTAAAATTTGAATTAATTTTAAGATCTAATTTTTTAATTTGTGTATTTTTACCAGTATAGATATAGTCATATGCTTTTGCACATTGATTTAATAATGCTTGATATTTTGTATTATCTACTTTAAGGCCAGGAACAGGTTGTGCAGATGAATGCACACTATATGGTACTACACTATAGACAAATAATCTAGGAGGTTGTCCTGTATATTTTGCATTTGTAGGATTTTTAATAGTATATACACTTGGGATAATAGCCCACATATCTCGCATACCAAATTGATCTGTTGGTTGAGACAATACATTTTTTGCATAATCGCTGTTCAATAACACTTGATTAATAGCATTAATTATTGTTGAATTTTGCGAAATTTGAAAAGTACTGGCGTTGGGATCAATAGAAATTTTTGATTGATCCCACGAATAGTTTTTTTCATCGTAGATGCTAGAACCTGGACTATCTGGTACTCCTTCTCTGGCAGGATTATAACCTAAATTTGCTAAGCCTAGTTTATTAACTGCACTAGTTTGATATAAATTTTTTGCACCGTCAGTAGATCTCGCAACTCCAGCAAGATCATATAACGTACTAGTGCCAGTTGATGAAGATGCCGCACCATTATTTTCATAATACGTAGTGGTAGTAGCAGAAGATTTTGTTTCAGTATTGCCTGTTCCGCTACTGGCGCTTGATTTTTCAGATGAAATATCTGTTGGAAATACAATAACAATTTCATCTGCTACTGGAATATTATTATCAGTTGCAATATTTCTCAGACGTTGATTATATACAGCAGACAAACTTTTAGGACCTGTTTGTAACACTTCAGCTACAGTTGATCCATAAAAAGATATTTCTGAAGTTAATTTAATTGTTGAATGATGTAATGCGCTTTCACTAAGTGCTTTTGCTTTAATAATATATTTTGTTCCGCCTTCATTTATTTCTAATGCAATATCAGACAATTGTAAAGTATAATATTTTGTAGTTTTAGGAATAGAAGAATACGACCCTAATTGATCTTCGCCCATAAACTGTATTGCGAGACACCAGTGTGCTTGCATATGAGTATCCCATCCAGCTTTTTTAGCAGCCTGAGTTAGAGCTAACATAAATGTTCCCATGCTATAAGGTTCAGTTACAATTAAATCTAATTCGTATGCATGGCTGTTTCCTGTTTTAGGTTCAAATGCATATTTTGTTTTTATCACAACATCGTCTAGATAAAATTCAAATTTTCCAAGATCGGTATTGATACGATTGTCTGGATATCCGCTGCCGCTTCTTAATACTATAGGAAATTTACCAAACCCTTTCATATAAGTGTCGTCTGGATTATTTGATCCGTCAGCTGTTACTGCAAACAACGTAAAAATATAATTGTAACTAGCATACTTGTCAAAAGGATTAGGCAACGGTAATTTTTGACCTGTTGGATTAATAATTTTATTAAATGCATTAGATATACTTTTGCCGATGGCTGATAATCCTGAAGCCGCAGAAGTGTTTACTGCCACTGCCGCAACTGGCGGCACTACAGGACTTACTGGTCGGTCAATTGATTCAATATTGCCGGCCGACGTATTAGCAATTTGAATTCCGGTTTCTGCCATTTTATAGTCCTAAAGATTCTAATAAAGTGCTGTTTTTAGGAACATAAATTTGTACACCTGGTACAAAATCTAAAATTGGATCTTCCAATACATCCATATTACGCTGAATAAAAACCCACCACAAGTCAGCGCGACCGTATAAGTCATATGCTAACAAATCTGGTCGCATATTGTATTGTGCCTGAATGGTGTAGAGAAAATCGTCTGAGGCTGCGGCCACTGGACGTATTTGTAAAATTCCAAGATAATTTTGTATAGTAGGCGTATGGGCCCAAGGACTATAGTCACTGTAATTTGCTGGCATATTAAATGTATCCTGTTGCGCCGTTCATGTAGCCGCCAATCACAAATTGATCTAAGCTGAATTTTCTTACACTTGTTCTGCTGTAAGCTGGCTTTAGTGTAACTGTAAATTGACTCTTAGTAGGTACATGTGTCACTCCGCCGCTTGTACTTCCACCAACTCCAAATGTTCCAAGTAATCCTGCAATTTGTCCTACTCCACCAAATATTTCTTGTAGTCCATCGCTGGCGCCAAATGTACTTGCTAGGCCACCGAGTGCATCTGCGGCTCCTGCAATCTGTCCTGCGGCACTACCTACTACATTACAACTAATATAGTCAACATCGTTTGGTAATTGTATTGTTAGTCCAGTAATAACCACTGGGACATCTTTAAACACATAATTTCCGTAGGCATTTAATTTTACAATAGGAGGAGGATTGCCAGACTTTGGATCATTTCCCATGAACATTTTGGATGCTGATCTTAAATAGTGTATCGCCGCTATCCAGTACAATGCCTGTGTAGGATCTTCACAATACATAGGAGCAGTGATTTGAATTGTACCAGGATCACTATTTTTATACGCTTGAAAATTGTAATTGTTATGTACTGTTGATACCGGTGTATACGTAGTGGCCTGTGTTATGCTAATCTGAGGAGTATATGGAAATATTAATCCTCCAGCATCTTTTAATGGTGCTAATACCGGGCTTGTTCTAAAGCTGGGCCAAGTTGGGAGACTTAATCTGACACGCCAATCATTACTAGGAGCATCGCCTCCACCGAAGGAAGCAATCGCACTCATGGTGTCGCCTACTAGTTCTCCAGCACTTGGCAAATCCAATGCTCTTAAACCACTGCTAAGACTGTTTGCACTTAAAGCGGCACTTAAATTGCTAGCAACTGAACTAGCGCCACCTAAAGCTCCAAACACACTTTGTACCGCACCAACTGTTTGGTTAATGCCGGATGCTGAATTAAATAGACCCATTTTGGCTCTCCTGATACTCTATTTATTTGACTTTAAAATGTGCGTATATTATAATCATACTTGAGGACTGACTAATGACAACTAAAATTAACTATTTGAATAACAAAGACATGCTTGCAGAAATACACAAAAGCAAGAGTTCTTACTGTAGTTTTACCAAACCCGAATATCACCAATATGACTTAATTGTACCAAGTTTAGACAAAATAAACATACGTACTGTTGCTGAAGCCAAGCGTAATCGAGCTAAACGCATAGGTGATTTAGACTATCAAACTCGAAAAAAGGCTGGAGAAAAAGTTAAGCAAGCTGACTGCGAAGTTGATTATAAAAAGATTTCTAAGTTGGATCTAGTGTTCCGTGTTATGACATTTGACCATATTCCTGGAAATACCACCCGTAAAAAGAATCCTAAAAGTACTGCTGATAAGCATGACAAGGTTAATTTTCCTCCTTTCCAACATTGGAAATTCAACGAAGAAAATGAACTAATTTGTGTAGGCAAGAGTCATTGGAAAGGTAGTTTAGAAAAAGGAAAATTTGACAAAGACGCTGGGCAAATTACTAATACACTAGCCCGCATGATGATTAAACTTTGTGAACGATACGCTACTCGCGGCAACGTTCGTGGCTACACATACAATGACGAAATGCGTGGACAAGCTATCTTACAATTAACACAAGTAGGACTACAATTCGATGAATCAAAATCTGATAATCCTTTTGCATATTTTACTGCCGCGGTTACTAATAGTTTTGTTCGTGTTATTAATATTGAAAAACGCAACCAGAATATTCGCGATGATATTTTAGAAATGAATGGTATGAATCCTAGCTACAGCCGTACTGGTGCAGGTGAGCACGAAGCGGCTTTAAAACGACACAACGCAGAAGGTGCGGCAGAACCAGAAGGAACACCAAGTGAGTAATTTGTTTAAAAAAGTTGCTTGTTTTACAGACATACACTTTGGCCTAAAGTCAAATAGTTCTGTACATAACCAAGACTGTGAAGATTTTGTAGATTGGTATATTGCAAAAGCTAAGGAGGAAGGCTGTGATACAGGAATTTTTATGGGCGATTGGCACCACAATCGCAATAGT